ATTGGGAATCACAGAAAAGAAAGTCATCAATCTGGAGTTGCGAGACAATTATGAATTGTTTAAAAATATCCGTTAAAAAATTTGATTAAATACTTTAAATGTTTAAATTTACAAATCACTTAAAACAGACTAAAAATGACAGAACTAATTAATCAACCAACAACAAATGAGATGTCCAATAATGATGGGCAAATCGAAGAGTTTAGAATTAAAATGCAGAATTTCACAAAGCTATTAAATTCTAAGCCTAAGCCAGAGCAAGTTCAAAAACATCAAGGCTATGAATATTTACCAATTTCACATATTGAAAAAGAATTGGATAAAATTTATTTTGGATTAATTCAATACGAAGTAATTTCATATAACCAAATTTTCAATGAAATTTCATGCCATGCCAGAATTAAAGTATTTCATCCAGTAATTAACCAATGGATGCAATATGACGGATTAGGCTCTGCGGTTATTCAGCAAGACAAAGATACACCAGTCGCAGACTTTCATTTATACAAAAAAGGGAATGCGTTGCAATTGTCATTACCAAAAGCGTATGCAGAAGCAATTAAAAATGCAGCTAAAAAAATTGGAAAAAAGTTTGGCTCTGACTTAAATAGAAAATTTGAGGATGTATATGAGCCAATGATTAAAACAGAAAATAAAAAGAAAAAGGTTGCATTAGTTTACGGCTCATTAGGATGGAAACAGATAGTTGAAAAATTGTCTAATAACGAAATCACAATTGCAGACGTTGAAGCTAAATGCGACATCACAGAAGAGCAGAGAGTAATGTTAATGGACGAAGCTATATGAGACAATTTAAAATAAGATGCTCACAGATTTCAAAAATCATGGGCAAAGCTAAAAAAGACGGCGAGTTGAGCGCCACATGCAAAACCTATTTGCATGAATGGTATGCCGATGACCATGAGGAATTACATTCTAAATACACTGAGAAAGGCAAGGCCGTTGAGGCCGATGCCATCCAGTTTATGGCGGAGCAACTTGGTTTCCCATTTGCTGAAAAGAACATTGACATATTTAACAATGATTATATTATCGGAGAGCCAGACGTGTTGCCGACAGAAGACATTTGCGTTGACATAAAATGTCCATTTAACCGAAAAACATTTCTTGACAATGTATCTGGAATCAATGAGGATTATGAATGGCAAGGTCGTGGTTATTTGGCCGTTACTGGGCGCAAGCAATTTATTCTATTCTATGCGCTTATGAACACGCCTGCGGATGTTAACTATGGCAGAGAGGTTAAATATGACCACTTGCCAGTTGAGCAACGTTGGCTCGCTTATTCGATTGAGCATTCAGATGAAATCATTGAGCAGGTTTATGCTAAAGTCATCCAGTGCAGAGAATATCTGGCACAATATCACCAACAAGTAATTAATAAAATTGGTAAAATAAACTAAAAAGCTATGGAATTAGATAAAAGAGACGAATTAATCAAAGCGCAAAAAGAATTAATCGCAAAACAAGACGAATTGATTGCAGTTCATAAGCAAACTGAATTAATATTGCACAAATTAATAGATAATTTAGAAAGGGAATTAAAAATTTATTCTTTAGTGTATGGAAGTTCACATCAAAATTAGAAACAGACGCATTGAACTCGGCTATAATTCAGCCGAGCAATTTGCTTTCGACAACAAATTAAATCGCAGCACTTATCAAAGAGTTGAACAAGGTAAAAATATGACTCTGGACACATTGGTTAAGGTTGCGCAGGCTTTAAAAATTGAATTAAAGGATTTATTATGAGAAAATTTACAGATTTTTTAATCGAATTATTGATATTGTGTTCGTTATTGTTTTGTTTTTTTGTTTTTATTCCTATGGTTGTATCAGTAATCCTGCATTTTATATCATGAAAGCAAAATATATTGGTAAAATTGAGGACGGCCGTCTGAGGATTTTAAATAAAAGCATGTTTGACGCTCACATTGAATCGCTAAACGGCAAAGAAGTTTCAATTGTTCTGGATAGGAATACAAAAAAACGTTCAAACAACCAGAATGCTTATTATCATGGCGTTGTTTTGCCAATAGTTAAAGCGGGATTAATTGACGCAGGCTTTGAAAATTACAGAAACAATGAGCAGGTGCATGATTTATTAAAATTTAGGTTTTTAAAAACAAACGAAAACAATGTGAATGGCGAATTTATAGAAAGAATCAAATCGACCAGTGAACTATCGACCAGTCAATTTATGGATTTCATTGCAGAGGTGCAGAAATGGGCAACAGAATTTTTAAACGTATATATTCCAGAACCAAACGAAAACTTAGAACTATTATGATAGCAAATTTTGAGGAGTTAACCTACCAAATCACAGAAAATGAAAAGCGATGCGCTAAATTCATTGAGGCATTGTTAAGAAAAACAAATAAATTTTACACTAATAAGCAATTGAGTAAACTAATCTTTGAGCGCTCTGGTAATGACACCGAGTTTGATTTGGTCGACTCCAGAATCCGAGTGATAATGAACTATTTGAGACGCACAACCGCTCCGAACATTATCGCATCGTCTAACGGCTACAAAATAACCGAAGACATTGACGAACTCAATAAATATTTAGAGTCATTATATGACCGCATTGACGCAATTAAAGTAATCGCAGACCAAACATCATTTTATGTCAAACAATATGGAACGCAACGCTAATATAATCGAGTTTTTAATTGGCGGGAATAATAGTGTTAAAATCACTGCGGCTAAATTTAAAGTTCAAAGGTCTTTTGTTATTCGTTTAACGACTTATTATTTTGGAATGGGAAACAAAGCGCTCATTTCGGTTAAGCATGATGACGTTGACCAGTCAGTTTATTTAAAAAAATACGAGGCCAGAAACCTTGTTATTTGTAATTTGTAAAATTTATAATATATTTGGGCATGAAAATAGAAACATCAAAATTGATTAGCTTTAGTGAGTACGCTAAAAAGAATAATAAAACAACCCAGTGGTCATATCATATGGCTAAGACTGGCAAAGTAAAAGTTTTAAAAATATCTGGAATTAATTTTATTTTATTGGATTAAATACCGATATTTGAGTTCAGTAATTTCATTTGAAGTCGAGAGCAAGTGAAATTATTTTAAAGGTTAATTACTACTAACCTCTAAGCCCGCCAATCTCGACTGGTGGGCTTTATTTTTTTACATCCATGAAGTATTTTTTACACGATAGCAACTCATTTAACGATGAGAAAATAACAGAACTATTCATGGCTTTTGGTTATGAGGGTCTCGGCTTGTTTTATACTGCCTTAGAAAAGTTTGCACAACAAGAAAAACCAATCAAAACTGCGGTGCTAAAAAAGCAATTAAACATCGGGAAAAAGTTGGACAAATGTTGGTCATTTATGGAAACTATCGGACTAATTTCATCAAACAATGGCGAAAGTTTCAACAAACAATTGCTAAAGTTTAGTGAAAACTATAAGATAAAAAAAGAAAAAAGCGCAGAACGTTTGAAACAATGGCGTGATAATCAGCAACATACAGAAAATGAAACGCATTTCGAACATGTACGAAACGCATCTAAAGTAAAGATAAGTAAAGTAAATAGAAGTAAAGTAAAAGAGTATAGCAATTCTAACGAATTGAATTCCCTAAAAAAACATTCATTTGAAAACTCTATTTATTTTGACAAAAAAAAATTCAAAGAGGAGTTCCCAGAATGGGAGCGAGAAAAACTTGCCAAGTATTATGAATCAGCTTTGCTATATTCGCAATCCAAAGGAGTTAAATATTTAAACTGGGCGGCAGCCATTAAAAACTGGGAAAAAAGAGACAATCAAAACAATAAAAATGGAAAATCAGAATTTGAAAAAAACAGAATCGCAGTCGAGCAACGCATTAAGCAAGCCGACCAGTACATCGCCAAAGTTATTTTTGGGGACAATCAAAGAATTGATAATAGCCAGTCCGACTCCATTGGCATTGATTAGAAAAGAGCAGGGCGATGGCTTTGTCTCAAAAGTAATTGAGCGCACAATTGATGGTTTAATCGTTTCTTTGAATGTTTCTAAGAATATGAACGAACACCAGATAGCTGAAGCGGCGCAAATGATTTATTCGGAATATTACTATTGGTCGATTCAACATATTATCATGGCGTTTAACAATTTTAAAATGGGTAAATATCCAGAAATTGAGTTATTTCATTCTTTTGACGTTACAACTATTTTTAAAATTTTACATAAATTTGACGCAGATTTAAAAAAGGCAAAAGAGCAAGTTGAGTCAGAGGCCATTCAAGAAAAATATAAACAATGGGAGCAAAGCTATCTGGACAATAAGCCATCGGACGAAATAATTGAGCAAGTTAAAGCATTAACAAACAAAATAATGGATAAAAAAGAATATAAGAAAGCACCAGAGCCGAAAGAATGGTCGAGAACACGTGAATTACTGGCTGAGTTTGACGAACTATGGCGAAGTGAACCAAGTAGTGGTGCGGTGCGAGTTATTAGCGTAGAGGGGCGCAAATTGACTAAGTCTGAATATTTAGCTTATAGAGTTAACCAGATAAATGAGCAATCCTAAATATTACGAATTGATTTGCCAGATAGGCCATCAAATCAAACACATTAAAATAATGGCAAACCATGACGACTGGGAGCAATACGATAGACGGATTAAACGAGAGTTGTTTGGCAAAGGTAAAGATTCGCCGTTTAAGGTTTTAAATAGTAAAATAATAAAGGAAAATATAGGTTTATGAGTATAATTTTTGTAATTTTAGCAGCGATGTGCAACGCTTTAATGGACACATTGTCAACCAGATACGATGTTTCCATATTTAGAAACTTTAAAAATGAGCAGTTCTGGGATTGGCGAATCAGTTGGAAAAATAAATGGCAAGGCGGAAACATTCGCAACGGCGAAAAGTTCTGGCAATCGAGCAGGTTTTTAGTATGGGCAACAGACGGATGGCATTTGGCTAAAGCATTAATGCTTGCTTTTATATCTTTGGCCATTGTGATGTACGTTCCAATGTACGGAATATTGGACGCACTAATTTTTTGCGTTATTTGGGGAATTGTTTTTGAATATTCATATAATAAACTTTTTAAAGCATGAGCGACATCAATCCAGATTACTACAAAAAAGGCGATAAGCAAGTATTTGAAATGATGCTCGACATCTGGGGCGTTGAGAAATACATTGCTTTTTGCGAGATGAATGCTTTTAAATACAGAATGAGACTGGGAGACAAACCAGACCAACCAGTCGAAAGGGATTTGGCCAAAGCTAAATGGTATGAAAATAAGGCCAAAGAACTTAGAGCAATAAATAAAAAAGAAACGCCAGTGATTAGACCATTAAGCGCATTTGATTTTTAAACTATAAAACTATGATAAAAGCAATATTAAATCTGTTTAAACCTAAAGTAAAGCCATTAACAGACAATTCAGAGTTTGAACAAGTTGAATGGGCATTTCAGTTAAATAAAGATAAGCCGTTTTTATTAGCAACCGCAATTAACAATGAAAAGAGTTTAATTATTAAAGTAAGGAATAAAAAAAACTCTAATATTATTTTTCGTGATGGCAAAGGAAATGAGTTTAAAATATTTGCAAGGCAAAGAACAGACAATTAACACTTGAAAATTAAAAGTCCAGTTTTTTAACGATTTAACTGGACAAAGTGCATGAAACTTTACTAAAACATTTAACAAGAACCAAAAAAACAATTAACAAATTATATAACTTAAACAACAAACAAAATGACACCAAAAGAAAAAGCAAACGAATTAGTAGATAAGTTTTATCAAAGATTTCCATTAACAATGGATGTAATTACAAGAAAAGGAGATTTGTCTTGGGAATATGATAATTGGGAACAAGCCAAACAATGTGCATTAATAGCAGTAGATGAGATATTGGATGCAATAGAACAAATATTTGAAACATTTGAGGAAAGAAAATATTGGGAAGAAGTTAAAAAAGAAATAGAAAACCTTTAAACAACAAACAAAATGGGAAAAACAGCAGTCGATTGGATAGAAGATAAAATACAATCTGATATGACATTTATTGAAATTCTTGAGTTAATAAGACAAGCCAAAGAAATGGAGAAGCAACAAATCATCAATTGCTATAATCAATCGTGGCATTTTAGAGATAAGCCATACGAAACAGCAGAAAAATACTACAACGAAACATTTGGAAAGATATAATATGACAAACAAAGAAAAATGTAAGCCTTTAGATTGACTTTGGAAAATAATATCTAAATTTAGCCTTATAGTGGAAAAAAATAGGCGCAAAGCAAGAAAAATGGGCGCAATGGTGGAATAAATAATCTTTGTAGCTCAAAAGTGAGCCGCAAATATCCGCATTTATACGAATAATGAGCTTTAAAAAGGATAAATAATGTAATTTAGTGACTTTAATAACCAGTTAAGTGTCACAAGTTTTAAAATAATAGTGAAAATGCAGAAGCACATCAAAGTATATTTCAATCACTATGGCTTAGACGAGCATTCGTTTATTGCCTGCGAAGTATGCAAAGCTAAAGCAGTGGACATTTAACATCTTTTTATTATATTTGCAATATGAAATGTTTAAGTTGTCAAAAAGAAACAAAAAAGTGGGGACACTCGTTTGTTAAATATTGTAATATTCAATGCAAATTGGAATATCAAAAAAAAATCAATAAAACTCATTATGATAATATTGATTGCATTAATTGTGGTAAAAATTTTACACCAAAATCAAAAGTAAATAAATCTTGTTCAAAAAAATGCAATAATATAATAAAAGGCCAAAACAAAAGTAAAAAGCCAGATTTTAAAAAATGCAAGTTTTGTAAAAATGAATTTAAACCATATACATCATTAGATAAGTTTTGTTCTGCAAATTGTAGAGTTAATGAAGTAAAAAGTAAAAGGTCAAGAAACTGGCAAAGTGTTCAAAATATACTTGGTTCTAAAAATCCATCTTATAAACATGGTTTAACTTTATCTAAAGAATCAAAAAATAAAACATTAACTAAACAAAGAGAGTATTCTCGAATAAGAATAAATAAAATACAAAACATGTTTCAATTGCATGGTTATTTATTTTGCGAAAAATGTAAAATATCAAATGTTAAACTGGAAACACATCATATTATATTTAGAAGCGAAAAGCCAAATCATGAACACATGCACAATGAAAGAAATTTAATAACATTATGTGTTAAATGCCACAATTATTTTCATAAAGACAAAAAGGTTCGAAATTATTTAATTGAAGACAGAAATCTTAAAGAGTTGTTTGGGAATGATATTTTAAGATAAAAGAATGGCTATTGGAATTGCACACATCAAACCTTTAAGTGTCAACAAAGCATGGCAAGGGAAACGATTTAAGTCTCCAGAGTACAAAGTTTATGAAACGCAAATGCTTTTGACACTAAAGCCAATGCAACTGCCAGAGCCGCCATACCAAATTGACTTTGAGTTTGGATTCAGCAATAAAGCATCGGACATAGACAACCCAATGAAACCATTTTTGGATATATTGCAAAAAAAGTATAATTTTGATGACGCAAACGTCTATAAAATAGTGATAGTGAAGACAATAGTTGCCAAAGGTAGCGAGTTTATAAAGTTCGAAATCAAATCACTAAGGTAAACGGCTGAATTTAAGTAAATTATATCATTCAAATTTCACATTAATTGTCATGAACATAAAAATAAGCGACAAAGAGTTTTTAGCAATACTGAGAGAGAACGCAGGACTATTTTCGAGGACTGCAAAAGCTATTGAAAAGCAATTCAAAATTGATTACACGAGGCAAGCGGTCAGAGAGAGAGCATTAAAATTTCCAGAGGAACTAATTGACATCCGAGAACAAAACATTGATGTGGCCGAAGATGGATTGTTTAGTCTTATGAAGTCAGACAATGACAATGTAAAGATGCGAGCAATCGAATTATATTTGAAAACCATTGGCAAAGCCAGAGGATATGTCGAAAAGGTCGAGCAACAAATTACTGGGGGCATGGACAACACATTAGAAATAAAGATTGTTAAAACCGAGTTCCCGATAAGGTCAACAGAAAACGATGTTTGAAACAACTGAGTTATTTGAAGCTAATATAACGGCCGAGACTAAAATCATAATCAATCAAGGCGGGACATGGTCTGGAAAAACCTATTCTATTTTGCAGGCGCTTGCCTATTTTGCATTGACAGACCCAAACTCACTAATCACAATCGTTGGTCAAGACATCCCGAATCTTAAAGCGGGAGCGCTCAGAGACTTTCAAAATATCATTTCAGACAATCCAATTGTTGACGCCCAGATTAGCGACTATAATAAATCCGACAGAATTTACAAGTTTGTTAATGGCTCAATGATTGAGTTTAAGTCTTATGATAATTCGCAGGATGCAAAGTCTGGAAAGCGAGACTATTTGTTTTTAAACGAGGCAAATGGAATTGACAGACAGATTGCAAAGCAACTATTGCTAAGAACAAAGAAAAAAGCATTCATTGACTTTAATCCAGACGCAGAGTTCTGGGTGCATGAAGACTATTTGAACAATCCGACCGCAAAGTTTATTTATTCCGACCATAGAAACAATCCCTTTGTCCCGAATGAGAACAGAGCCGAAATTGAGGCGCTTAAAGACATCGACATTGAATTGTGGAAAGTCTATGCAAGGGGAATAACGGGACGCATTGAGGGGCTTATTTATCGCAATTGGACGATAGGAAATTCATTCCCAGAGGTTGATTATGTTTACGGCTTAGACTTTGGATATAACCACCCCACGACACTGGTGAAATGTGGATGGGACGAAAACAAATTCTATTTAGAAGAGGTCATTTATGAAAGCGGATTGACAACGGCTGACTTAATAGAGAAAATGCAGAAATTAAACATTGGACAAAAAGAAATATTTGCGGATGCTGCCAGACCAGACACAATCGAGGAACTTTATAGAGCGGGATTTAACGTCTTTAGCGCAGATAAATCGGTTAAAGATGGGATTAACACACTAAAGGCAAAGCCAATTGTTTTGGTTGACTCTCCAAATGGAGTCAAAGAGTTCAAAACGTATAAATGGAAAACAGATAAGAACGGCAAAGCAATTGACGAGCCAGTCAAGTTCAATGATGACTTTTGCGATGCTGCCAGATACGGCATTTTTAACGGCACAAAATCCCACACAAAAAAAATATCATGGTTTTAGTTAACATCGACAAAGAATACCAATTCCCTACGCAATTGGACGAAATAACATTGAGGCATTTTATCGACTTGCAAAACTTGTTGCATGAGGAAAAATACAACGAAGCGGTCATGCTTATGTCTGGAATCAGTGAGGACATTTACGACAAAATTAGTTTGAACGGCAAATTGGAATTAACTGGGTTGGCTCAGATGTTAGTCAATGGCGAGATTCTTATGGTTGGCGAGCGATTAGATTTATACGAAATTATGGCTTGTCCTATTGGACAATTTGAAGACTGGAAAGCAACCATTGCAGAGTTTAAAGATTGCGAGTGGAAAGCATTGCCATTTTTATGCTTGTTAGAAACTGGCGAGTATAACTATGACACCAGAACAAACAAGCGCTATTTAGAATATCTAAACTTGCCCGCATCTGTTGCACTTTTTTACCAAAACAAAGTGAATGAGCAATTTGCAGATGTTCACAATAAATTCTTACCTTTGTTTGAAAGCGAATTAGAGGACATTCAATTAGAAGCGGGAGTTCAAAGTCTTAATCAGTTTGGCGGTTATGGCACATTGGTGCAATTGGCAGATGGGATTTACAAAGACATTGAGGCAGTGAGCAAAACAAGCGTTGCGGAGGCATACACTTTTTTAACTTACAAGAAGATTGAAAGAACATATTTGCAGAACTTAGAAAAATTGAGACGTGAACAAATTAATCGAAATATTCAAGACTAAAGCCGAGCAGACTTATGCTTTCGGCAATGGAACGTTTAATGAATTGAACGCCCAGTCGAATATAAAATATCCGCTAATCTGGATGCTATTCCCTTTGAGTGTAACAAACAACTCGACAAATAACATTATTGTGTCGCAGACTTATTCGTTTAGTTTACAATTTATCACATCGGGGTCGCTTAAGGATAAACAATCCCAAATGAATAACCATTTCGACCAATTGAATAAAATCATGGTTGGATATATTCAGTCAATGCAAATTGAGAACGAAGATTTGGAAAGGGATGCAATGACATTTGGGCAAGCAACAATGATTAATAAAAAGCAGGACAATGTTCATTATGGTTGGTCGGTTGCGGTATCGGTAACGTTGCCAATTGATTCAAGTTTGTGTTGTGATTTATTCGCATGATAGATTTAACGAACACACTGGCGGAATTTAACAAGCTAAACGAGGCGCTTGTTGAGGCACTTGGCAAAGCAGGTTCATTGGCTGACTCGCATGAAGTTGTTTTGACTGCTGAAAATACCAGAAGTCAAGTTGCTATCATGGCAAATGATTATTGGTATTGGCAAAATTATGGCAGAGGGATTACAAAAGAGGGGAACGACCCTGCATTGGTTAGACCAAAGATTGATGAGTGGGTTAAAAAATTACCAGACTGGTACGCAAAAGATAAAAAAGACGGCTCAAAGGGCAAGAAATTAACAAAGGATGAGCAAGCGTTTTTGGTTACGAGAAAAATACATCGAGAGGGATATAAGGGGAATTTTTATGCAGATAAAACATGTCCACTATTTGAAGACGCAATAAACAAAGCAGTTTTAGAGGACATACAAAACTATTTTAACAATGAGTTTAACAATTGAAGTTGAGCCGTCAGTAAATACGGCCGTTTATAATCCAGTGCGATTCGAGTTTAACTCGGACGTTACGTCTGACTATACAATCGGAGCAGAAACTGAGGGGGGTGATGGCTTTGTAAACAACAATGGCTATGTGCAAATTGATTTAAGTGCACCACATGGTTTATTAGTTGGCGATTTCATTAAGATTTCACAAAATTCGGGCGTTGAGGCATACAATGGCGTTTGGCTTGTTACGTCTGTCGTTGGCGATAGCTTTACAATCAATGCTCCTTATGTTAGTGCAGGCGATGGAAATAATATTTGGTATTATAAATATCTAAGAAACTACAATGCAGTGATTCGAGTATTTGGATTTAACTATTGCGACAATGGATTCGAGGAAATTGCAAAAATTACTTTAAAGCCAACGTTTGTTTTGGGCTACTGCTATTTCATTATTGATATTGCTGACATCTTAAAGGATTACAACTCTGAGTGCAACGTGGTTACAGATGTAATTTCTGGCGACTTGTTTCCTTTAATTAGTCCGCCAATTATCCAGAACAATTTAAAATCATATATTAGATATTACATTTCTTATGCTGAGGGATTCGACAATCCAGTTGGAAACGAGGCTCAGTATGAAGAGACAACACCAAGCGACTTATAAGATATGCCAACAGAAT